TGTATAGTGGGCCTGCATTCAAGGCAATTGAAAATCAATTGTATCAGAATCCTTGGTTCATCAAGCATGTTCCGGTGCCCGATCGGCCTGCATTGGTCGTCGGTCTGGAACATGCGGGTCTAAGGTATTATGAAAATGATTTCAAAGCATTCGAATCACATTTTACACCTGAACTTATGAACGCGTGTGAGTGCCGTTTGTACAAGCATTGTCTTGTAAATTATCCAGAGCTCGCTAAGGTGATATGCGATACTCTAACCGGCGTGAACAGATTGAGTACCCGCAGGGGAGTGAGAGCCGTTGTCAAAGGGCGTCGCATGTCTGGTGACATGTGTACGTCACTTGGTAATGGTTTCACAAACCTGATGTTGATCTTGTTCATTGCGAAGCAGAAAGGAGGAACTGCGCGGGGGTTTGTTGAAGGAGACGACGGATTGTTCGCCGTCGATTTCCAACTCAGCGCCCACGACTACGCGAAATTAGGTTTCGAAGTAGAAATAAAAGAAGTTCCTACCCCTAGCCATGGTCATTTCTGCGGCATGACCATGACTTCTTCCCTGGAGGTCATTAAGGACCCAAGGCGTGTTTTGCAACAATTTGGTTGGACCAGTTCATACATTGGTGCGGGGAACCGCATTATGGATGAGCTGCTTCGGTCCAAGTCCCTAAGTCTATGCTACGAATTGCCCCAGTGTCCCATAGTAGGTGTCTTGGCACGCACTGCTCTATCTCTCACTGAGGGAATTGCCATAGCGCACACTACTTCATCTTATCGGGAGTGCCCGACGAACTTCACCGGCCCAACGGGCCCTTTCGCTCCCTCAGATGAAGCCCGTCTTCTGACGGCTGAACTCTTTAAGATTCCAATCGAGGTTCAGCTGGCTGTTGAGGCGGCAATTAAGGAACACGACATGGAGCTTGTGTCGCAACTCTTGCCGCCAAGTCTGGAATCAGCTGCCTATTACGATAGGTATGTTGAACTAGGCTGACGTTCACTGTTTTTAAATAAATCATAAACAACATAAAATCGCAATGAGGCCCTAGCTTCAACAAAAACATTTAAAAACCC